ATGATTCATTCTTGACATATGCATACTTTGAAAACTTTGAAGGATTTGCTGGAAACGGAGATATCTTAACTAAGTTCGGAATCAGATCTACTGATGAGATTACTTTAAGTATGTCAAGGCAAATATTTCAAGATTTTATTGCCGTTCAAATGGTTAATGTAGAAAACGTTGAAGTTGGTTCTAGACCACAAGAGGGTGATCTTGTATATTTCCCATTGACTGATAACTTATTTGAAATTAAATTTGTAGAGCATGAAGTTCCATTCTATCAGTTTGGATCATTATATACTTATCAAATTAAGTGTGAACTGTACGAATATGAAAATGAAACTGCTGGTGTAGATATTTTTCAAACTCAAGAAAATGAAGGATTTATTGTTAAGTATTATTATGATTTCAATACTCTTTCTGGAGAACCTACTATTGGAGAAATGGTAGTTGGATCTATTACTGGAATTACTGCAATGGTAAACAGATGGGTTCCAAAAGAGAGTTATATTGAACTTAGAGCACCAATTGCTACTGCAGATTATAATGTATATCAGATAGGAGAAACATTGACTGGACAGGAATCTGGTTTCTCTATAAATATTTCTAGCTTTGATGAACTTGATATGGAAGATCCATTTGCTCAAAACATTGAATTTGAGAATACTGGTGATTCGATTTTAGATTTTACTGAAGTAAACCCATTTGGAGAATTTGGAAATAGGAGTTAATTATGTTAGGTAATTATCAATACAATCAGATTATTAGAAAGTGTGTTGTTGGATTTGGCACGCTTTTTAATAATCTTGAAATTCGTAAATTTAATGAGGATGGATCAGTATACCAGAGGATGAAAGTTCCTTTGGCATATGGTCCTCGTCAGAAGTTTCTTGCACGTCTAACTGAGCAACCTGATCTCGGAAGACCAAACGCTATCACTCTACCAAGGATGTCATTTGAAATGACTGGTATGAGTTATGATCCTTCTCGCAAACAAAGTCCTGTTCAATATTGCTTGACTAACGAGGACGCAGAAGGAGTTAAAAAAACATATGTTCCAGTTCCATACAACCTGGAATTTGAACTTAATATCTTGAGCAAAACACAAGATGACTGCTTGCAAATTGTAGAGCAGATTGTACCATACTTTCAACCATCCTTTAATCTCAGCATTAGATTAGTTGAGGAAGCAGGAATTGTCAAGGATGTTCCTATTGTAATGAATGACATTTCATTTGAGGATGATTACCAAGGTGATTTTGATACCAGAAGAGCATTGGTATACACCTTAAGATTTACAGTTAAAACTTATATCTACGGTCCTACCTCAGATACAGGTCTTATCAAGAAGGCAATTACAAAAGAATATACATCCACAGACCTCAATGTTCCAGGTCGTTACAGACAATATGAAGTCACTGCCAAGGCATTGGAAGACAAGAACAATGATGGAGTCGTTGATGTAATTGATGATTCACTTCTTATCTCAGGTGATGACTTTGGATTTAATGAAACTGTATCTTTCTTTGAGGATGTATGAGCGAAAACTACGAAGGAATTGAAGACGCCCTAAATGTAGATACAGAGATTGTACCTGCAGAGCAAACAGAAAAACCAAAGAAGAGAACAGAGCGTATTGTTGATATCGATAAAGATATTAAAAAAGATTACGACTATTCTAGGGGTCAGCTATACGACATCATTGAGAAGGGTCAGGAGGCGCTCTCAGGCATCTTAGACGTGGCAAATAACACAGACCACCCAAGAGCATATGAAGTCGCTGGACAGTTAGTTAAGAGCGTTTCTGACGCCACTGAGAAACTAATCTCATTACAGCAGAAGATGCAGGATCTTGAAGAAGGTCCTAAGTCCAAGCAGAAGGTTACTAACAATAATGCTCTGTTTGTTGGATCAACTGCAGAGTTGTCCAAACTTATTAAGCAAGGTCTTCTAGATAATAAATAATAATAAAACTTAGTAAGATGATCCTCAAAACAAAAGGGGTATCTGTAGATATCCAAGCAGCTGCAAATTTAGTTGGAGATGCAACTATTGTATCTGTAATTAATACTAATACTGTTCCTGTTCTTATTGTTAACAGCAACGGCAATAATCTGTGGGTTGCTGCTGGAGAAAGAGTGCTCATCAAAAAAGAGTACGACGAAACTCTCCAAGCAACCACAGGTGCAACTGCTGAAGTTTGGGCAACACCCGTAGCATACCTCGCTTGATAAGACATGGCACAGTGGAATAAGAACACACAAGAATACTTACATCACGGCACGTCACTATTTGAAGTTGTAAACCTTGCTGACCACTGGGGTGAACAATCGGATTGGAGACCTCAATTTACTTCAAAGAGTAGATTTAAAACATCTCCATTCCAAACAGTATTCTTCAACACTTTCCAGTACGGAAAAGAAACTGATGTTTGGGATGAGGTAACTTACGGCACAGCATCAGGAACTCATAGTGCTGCAACATCAAACGTTATTATGTCTGTTGGTGGCACTGCTGGTGATAAGATCATCAGACAGACCAGAACAGTAATGAGATACATTCCTGGTAGAGCAGCACAGTGCTCATTTGGTATTCGTTTGGAAGCACCAGTAGCAGGTATTTGCAGAAGGTTTGGTATATTCAACGAAACTGATGGAGTATTCTTTGAAGACGATGGCACCAACTACTATTGTGTCATTCGTAGTAGTGCATCTGGTAGTTTAGTAGAAAGAAGAATTCCCAGAGAAGATTGGAATGGAGACAAGTTAGATGGGACTGGTCCTAGTCAGATTACAGCCAATCCAACAGCACAACAATTAGTTAATATTGACTATGAGTGGTATGGATCTGGTGATGTAAGTTTTAGTTATACGATTGGTGGAGAAACTCACACCATTCACAAATTCAAAAATGCTAACGTTATTGATGCTGTTTGGTGTGCTACTCCATTCTTACCAATTCGTTTAGAACTTGAGAACGTAACTGGTGCTGCTGGCACACATTATCTTCATCAGGGGTCCAACTCTCTCACCCAAGAAGGTGAGCCAGAGAAACTAGGAACTCTTGTCAGTCGTGGTAATGCTATTACTGGGACAACTTTGACTAACGCAAACACTTTCTATCCAGTAATGAGTATTAGATTGAAACCAACTGCACTTCAAGGTGTTGCTTTGCCTAGATCACTTCAGGTAGCAACTAACGATAATACTAATGTGTTTTGGAGATTGGTAGAGAATGCAACCCTGACTGGAGCAGTTTGGACTAATCCTACAGATGCAAATGTTATTACTCAATATGATATTAGTGCTACTGCGTATACAGGTGGCAATAATCTTGTTGGTGGATTTACGATTGGTGGTGGTTCAAGTTTGATCGAACTTGATACAAAAGCATCTCTACAGATTGGTAGAAGTGCTCTTGGAACTGTTAGTGATATCTATACTCTTGTTTGTGCTTCACCAAACACCAACAAAGCAGCAGTAGCAGTGTTGAACTGGTTAGAGCAAAGATAGAACTTAACATAATTATCGAAGAATACTAAGATGTTAACATTTAAAGAATTTTGTAACTTAGAAGAAGGTGCAGCATGGACAAAGAAATCTGGTCAGAACAAAGAAGGTGGTCTCAACGAGAAGGGCAGGAAGTCCTACGAGAGGGAGAACCCTGGCAGCGACTTGAAAGCACCCAGCAAGGAGAAGGGCAACAAGAGAAGAAAGTCCTTCTGTGCTCGGATGCGTGGCATGAAGAAAAAACTTACAAGTAAGAAGACGGCGAGTGATCCAGATTCAAGGATCAATAAGTCCCTTCGTGCGTGGGATTGCTGACACTTAACATAAATTAAGTAAGTATTGTTACATCATGATACCGTTTTTCTAAATAGAATATTCTCTTTCGGAGTATTCTCATGGATACCAAAATATGTCCTAAGTGTGGGGCAACTTGGATTGGAGGACAACATTACTGGTCTGGAACTCAAAAGGTTGGAGACCCACATGATCTTGCAGGATTAGTTTGTAATAAGTTTGGAGATGATACCTGTATCAATCCATGCAAAGGTTCAACCAGTGGAGACACTTGGGAAAGGAGATTAGGAGATCTAATGGATAGTGATCCCTTAGATCATAAATAATTAAAAGATTATTCTTATTATGACATCTGACGAGAAGTACAAAATTTGCCAAGAGTGCGAATACTTTAAATCAACTACAAAGCAATGTAAAATTTGTGGTTGCTTTATGCCACTTAAAACTTTATTGCCTGGGATGAAGTGCCCACATAATCCACCAAAGTGGTGATATGACTAAATTAAAGCAAACTGAAATTTATCTTGGTAACCCCAATCTAAAGAAAGTTGGTGTACCCATCAACTTTACCCAAGATCAAATTAAAGAATACTTAAAGTGCAAAGCAGATCCTGTCTACTTTGCTAGAAACTATTGCAAAATTGTTTCTCTTGATGAAGGTCTAGTACCCTTCAAACTATATGATTTTCAGGAAGACATGGTTCGCCGCTTCCACAATAACAGATTTAATATTGCAAAGTTACCACGACAAACAGGTAAGTCAACTACTGTTGTGGCATATCTTATGCATTATGCGTTGTTCAATGACAACGTTAACATTGGTATCCTAGCAAACAAAGCACCGACTGCAAGGGAACTTCTCGGAAGGTTACAACTTGCTTACGAAAACTTGCCAACGTGGTTGCAGCAGGGTATCATTGCATGGAACAAAGGATCTATGGAGCTTGAAAATGGCAGTAAGATATTGGCATCTTCTACATCTGCGTCTGCTGTCCGAGGCATGTCGTTTAACATCATCTTCCTCGATGAATTTGCGTTCATTCCAAACCATATTGCAGAGCAATTCTTTTCCTCTGTTTATCCTACTATTTCTTCTGGTAAAAGCACAAAAGTCATCATCATCTCAACGCCAAACGGGATGAACATGTTCTACAAGTTATGGCATGATGCCGAACTTGGTAGAAACGAATATGTCACAACAGAAGTCCATTGGTCTCAAGTCCCAGGAAGGGATGAGAAATGGAAAGAGCAAACGATTGCCAACACATCACTAAGACAGTTTACACAAGAGTTTGAGTGTGAGTTCTTAGGATCGGTTGACACTCTAATTTCTGCTGCAAAGTTGAGATCAATGTCATATGATGAACCTCTGTCAAGTAATAAGGGGTTGAAGATATACGAGAATCCAATTCCAGAGCATGAGTATCTCATGACTGTTGACGTATCTCGTGGAACTAATAATGACTACTCTGCTTTTATTCTATATGATATTACTACTGTACCATATAAAGTTGTAGGTGTCTACAGGAACAATGATATCAAACCGATGTTGTTCCCAAATATTATTCATCAGGTTGCAGTCAGTTATAATAAAGCATTTATCCTGGTTGAAGTCAACGACATTGGTGATCAGGTTGCATCTATTCTACAGTACGATCTTGAGAATGAGAATCTTCTCATGTGTGCTATGAGAGGTCGTGCTGGTCAATTAGTTGGTCAAGGATTCTCTGGATCTAAAACGCAACTTGGAGTTAAAACCAGTACAACAGTTAAGAAGATTGGTTGCTCTAACTTAAAGCAGTTGATTGAAGCAGACAAACTGCTTGTCAATGATTATGATATTATTTCAGAATTGACTACCTTCATTCAAAAGAAACAATCCTTTGAGGCAGAAGAAGGACACACTGATGACCTTGCAATGTGTTGTGTATTGTTTG